CGCGCGGATCCGCGGGCGGACGCCGGTCGGCCTGATCGACCCCGCGACCGGGCGCTACCTCCCCTCGATGACCGGGAAGGCGGCGCTCGCTGCGCGCCGGCGGAAGCTCGGCGTCCCCTCGGGCCGGGCCCGCGGGAACTGGAACCTCACGATCGACGGGCCCGACCCCTCCTACGACTGGGACAAGAAGGATCCGACCGGCGTCAACCTCACGATGGAGCACGCCCGGCTCGCGGCGCGGCTCAAGATCGGCGACGCCGTCTTCATCTCGAACGGCCTGCCGTACATCGGCTTCCTCGAGCACGGCGGCTCGAAGCAGGCGCCGCAGGGCATGGTCCGCCTCACCTTCGCCGAGCTCGAGACGCTCGTCGCGCAGTACACGGCCGAGCTCCGGACGTCCGGAGCGGCCGGCACGCCCGTCGAGACCGCGATGGAGGAACGCTGATGGTCGTCGCCTCGTACGACTGGACCTGCGACTTCTGCGGGAAGACGGCGACGACGAGCGCGGCCGAAGGCGCGGTCCCGACGCCGCCGCCGGGCTGGCACTCGCTCGACGACAAGGACGTCTGCGCCGAGCACGGCATCTCGGTCGTCTTCAACGGCGTCCAGCCGCCCGCGGAACAGCCGCCGGCGGAGCAACGCCCCGAGGTGCAGCCGTGAGCCGCGCCCTCGCGACCGCCTTCGGAACGATCCGGGACCGCCTCGCAACGGCCGCCGGGACGACGCTCCCCGGCGCGCCGGTCACGCTCGGCTGGTGGAACGTCCCCTTCGATCCGCCGGCGCCAGGCAACGGTGTCCTCTGGCTGCGGGCGGCGATCTTGGGGGGCGCTGGCGAGCCGGTCACGATCGAGCCAGACGCGACGAACGAGGTCCGCGGGATCTTCCAGATCGACGCCTACGTCCCCGAGAACGAGGGGATGGGCGACGCGGAGACCCTCCTCGACGCGGTCGCGACGCTCTACGACCGGCAGAATCTGGACCCGATCTTCTTCGACGTCGCGGGCGCGCCGCGGCCGACGCCTTCGGACGCCGGCGGGTGGCAGCGACTGACGCTCTCGATCCCCTTCTTCGTGATCGAGACGACCTAACCGGGCGCGGACGCGCCGAGGAGCTTGCGATGAGTACGCGCAGAGGGATGGACGGCTCGTTCTCCTACTCCGGGAGCCCGGTCCTGGCGACCGAGGGCTGGGAGTACACGGCCAAGGCCGACCAGATGGAGGCTTCGGTCCAGGGCGACTCGTGGAAGGAGCACGTCCCGGGCCTCGCCGAATGGTCCGGCAAGGTGAACCTCCGCTTCGACCTCGCGGACTCCGGGCAGCTCGCGCTGCACAACGCGCTGCTGGTCGCGACGCCGGGGACCTCGGCCGTGGCCGTGATCTTCCGGATGTTCGCCGGCGCGGGCGGCGGCGTCACCGGGACGGCCTTCGTCGAGGACTTCAACGCCTCGGCCCCGGTCAACGGGATCGTGAAGGCGGTCGTCACGCTGCGCGGCACGGGCGCGCTGATTCCCACGGTCTCGTAGGCCGGAGGGGAGGCAACGATGGCGCACACGTACCGCGGCCTCACAGGCGCGGCCGTCCTCGGCGGGGTGCTCGACGGGAGTCCCGTCGTCGCCGCGCTCGCCGCGCTCGATACCTGTACCGACGTCACCGGGACAAACCTTGAGGCGCACACGCCCGACTCCGGCTTCTCCGGCTGGACGGAGTCGACCGCCGGCGGCGTCACGATCCAGGGCAACAAGGCACAGGTCGCGCTCGCGACGCTCGGCGGCTCCGAGGGCATCCTCGCGGCGCCGGCGACGCTCGCGCAGGACAAGTTCACGGCGTACGCCGACCTGATGCTCCACGGGACCGGGAGCCGCCTCGGCTTCGCGGTCCGCTCGAAGGGGACGCTCGCGATCGGCGCGGACGAATACGTCGCGGTCTACGTCTCGTCGGTCGCGTCGGCCCAGAGCATCCAGCTCTCCGTCAGCCGCTACGCCTCCGGCGTCCTGGCGGAGAACTTCGTCATCGGGACGATCGCGCCGACGGACGCCTTCGGGACCGGCTTCCGGCTCGGGGCGGACGTCGCGGGCAACGTCGTAACCGTCTGGTGGAGCATCTACGGCGGGGGGACCAAGACCGTCGTTGGGACCGCGACGCTCGTGACCGGCTGGAACGACGCCTCGCACAAGGGCTTCCGGCTCCTCCGTTCGAACGGCTCGGGCGAGGTCGGGAGCTCGTGGGCCCACGTGACGCTGATCACGGGCGGGCTCTCCGGGGCCTCCGCGATCGCGGTCGGCGTCGTCGCGGGAACGCTCCGCGGCGTCGTCATGCCGGGCGATACATTCACGATCCCGAGCGAGACGGGGACGCCGACGCATACGGTCGGGGGCGCGGTGCCCCTCGTCGTGGCCGGGAACGCGATCGCCGCGGTCCCGATCTCGCCGAACTTGGCGAGCGACGTCATTCCCGGGAGCGCGATCGTCTTCACGTCGAACGCGATGCTCCAGACGAAGTCCTGGGTCGCGACGCCGAAGGTCGATATGCTCGACGCCAGCGCCCAAGGGACAGCGTGGAAGATCTTCGTCCCTGGCCTCGCCTCGTGGGTCGGGAAGCTGCAACTCATGCTGGACCTCAACGACGCGAAGCACCTCGCGCTCCATACGAAGCTGATGACCGCGGCGCCGACGACGACGCCGTTCGGTCTCGTGCTGCGCGTCCCGCCGGACGGCCTCAATCCCGGCTTCCAGTGGTACGGGCTCGCGAACCTCTCGAACTGGCGGACGTCCGCGCCGGTCAACCAGCTGGTCCTGGCGGACGCCGACTTCCAGGGGACCAGCGCGCTACTCGCGAACTAGGGCGGAGGGTCTATGACGGGACCGGTTGCGGACGGCGGGGCGGGGGCCGAGGGACCGAAGGAGCTGCGGGCCGTCGATCGGGTCCGCGCGGCCTTCCAAGGTGCGCGGCGCTCGCGCGTCTTCCCCAAGTGGGGCGACCTTGAAATCTTCGCCGGCCCGATCACGGCCGCGGAGTACCAGCTCGCGGCGAAGGAGTACGACTCGCACTTCGAGCGATCGCTCCAGCTGCTCGTCTCGAAGGCGGAGGACCGGGACGGGAAGAAGCTCTTCGCGCCGGGCGATGTCCCGAACCTGCTCGCCGGGACGACCTTCGAGGCGCTGGATGAGGTGACCTCCTGGCTCTACGCGACCGTCCTGACCAAGGAGGCCGCGAAGGCGGAGATCCGCCGGGACCCTTCCTCCGCCATCGCCTCGACGTAGCGAGGCTGCTCGGCAAGAGCCTGCGGGAAGTGGCGGCGATGGCCGACGAGCTGCCGTACTGGGAGGCGTACCCCGAAGTCCTCTACGACGAGGCCGAAGAGGCCCGGGCGCTGCGAGGAGAATAACGAGTGGCCGACGACCTCTACGTCTTAGGGCTGGGGATCGACTCGGGCGGCCTGGCCCTCGCGGGCCGGAACGTCGAGTCGACCCTGACCAGGATCGTGGCCGGCGGCAAGGCCGCGCAGGGGTCGCTCGCCGGGGTGGCGAGCGCCATCGGCGGGACCGGCTTCTTCGGCCCCGTCATCACGTCCGGGACGGGCGCCGCGCGAGCGATCGAGGAGGTCGGCGCGGCCTCGACGCGGACCGAGCGCGCGGCCTCCCGGCTCTCGTTCGGCCTCTCCCGGATCGCGACGACCGGCATGCAGGGCGGCCTCGGGCTCCGGAGCGTCGAGACCGGGCTGATGACCCTCGTCCCCGGTCTCGGCTGGGGCCTGGTCGCCGTGACCGCGCTCGTCGAGGGCGTCGAGATCCTCTCCCGGAAGAGCGACGAGGCCGACAAGGAGTGGGAGAAGCTCACCGCCTCGTTCCGCGTCGACGCCCCGATCTCGATGCAGCGCACGAAGACCCAGCAGCTCGCTGACGCGATGGGCAACCTCAACGCGAAGATCGCCGAGGCGGACGCCCTTGCCGCCCGGCCGCTCGGCGGGTCGCTCGCCGGCTCGTTCATCGCGGGCCTGATCGGGAAGGACCCCGACAAGCTCCGCGAGCAGCTCGAGGCCCTCAACGACGAGCTCCGGCTCAACGAGATCCGCACGGGCCATGGGTCGCGGGACGAGGTCGCGAAGCGCTCGAGCGACGCGCTCAAAGAAGAGACGAAGGCGCTCACGGACCAGCTCGCCAAGCTCTCGATGACGACGGGCGAATGGGCCGCCTATGAAGCCGCGCAGAAGGGCGTCAATGCCACCGGCCAGCGGACGGTCAAGACGCTCGCCGACGAACTCGGCGCGTGGGAGGCCTACCACCGCGCCGTGACCAAGCAGGCCCAGGACGCGGCCCGCGAGCGCACGGAGGCCGCCCGTAAGGCGAGCGAGGACGCGGACCGCGCGATGCGCGAAGCCGTCGACGAGCAGCGCCGCACGCTGGAGGAAGGGGAGCGCAACCTCCAGCGGAGCTTCGACCGCCAGCAATCGCTCGCCCGGCGCCAGGCCGAGGAGATGAAGGGCCTCTTCGGGCGGGTCGCGAGTGAACTGAGCTCGGGGCGGATCGGCGGCGCCCTGGAGGCCGTCGGCCAATACGCGGTCGGCCGGCTCTTCCGGGAGCCGGAGGAAGAGGTCGCCGCGGCCGGCCCGACGCTCCCGCCCGTGCGCGCTTCGGCGATCGAGCGGGCGATGGACGCGGCGCGACGGAAGCGGGCGCTCGACGCGCTCTTCGCGACGCCGCCGGAGCCGATCGCCCCGCTCACTTTCCCTGAGCTCGGCCGCGGTCACCAGGGGCATACGTTCCAGATTCACCAGGAGAACCACCTGAGTTCGATCGGGCCGCGAGACTCGTTCGACCTCTTCCAGCTGCACGGGCCGCTCCTGGCCAAGCTCGCCGTTCAAGGGATCTCGCGTGACCCCGACCTGCTCTCGGCGCTCACGGGGCCGGGACAGTGACGACCTTCCCCCGGACCTTCACGCCGCGGACGTCGACTTGGCCTGCCGGCCCCGGCGTCCTGGAGAGTCGGGGCCTCTCAGGGAAGACGCAGCTCCGGGATACGGGGGCGATCGGGCATGCCTGGAGCGAGACCTACGGCCCGCTCCTCGTCAACGCGCACACGGTCGGCGACCTCGCGAAGGCCCAGGCGGTCGCCGGTTGGCTCGCGTGGCTCGAGCAGGCGCGCGCGCGGGCCGTGATCTTCTACCTGGCGCATCCGCAGCGGCGGGTCCTCTTCGGCGCGGGCGGCGGGACGCCGCTCGTCAAAGGCGCGAACCAGACCGGGAGTGCTCTGCTGATCGACGGCTGCCCGAACGGCGCGACGATCTACAAGGCCGGCGACATCCTCACCATCGCCGGCCTGAATCCGGTCTTTGCCAACGTGGCCGACGCGACGGCGGACGGGAGCGGCAATGCGACGCTCGCCATCGAGCCACCGATCCCGGCCGGGAGCTCCCCGGCCGACGACGCGGCGATCACCGACAACCGAACGCCGGGCAGCGTCCTCTTTCGGGCCCGGCTGGTTGACATCCAGAAGCCGGACATCGTGACGGCTGAGTACCTGGTCGGCCTCACGCTGTCCTTCGAGGAAATGCCCTAATGGCGCGCGTCCTGACGGCCGGAGCGAAGACGCAGGTCGCGGACGAGGTCGCGCGCCTCGTGCATCTGATCGAGCTCACGTACGCTGCGGGGCCGATCCGGATTACGACCGCGCCGGTGCCGGTCGTCGCGAGCGTGCCGCGCGCCGACGGGACGCTCGACGGACCGTTTACCTTCTCCGCGATCGGCGGCGAGCTCTCCTACGGCGAGGTCCCCGAAGGTCCGGAGCTCGGGGGCAACGCGACCCAGATCAGGCTCTCGGCAGTCGACCAGACCGTGATCGCCGCCGTCCTCGACTCGTCCTGCGTCGGCTACCCGGGATCGATCTGGCGCTGCTGGCTCGACGCGAACTATGCGGTCGTCGCGAATCCCGCGCTCCTCGTCGCCGGCTACCTCAACGAGGACTGGACCTGCGAGGACAAGCGCCCGAAGAAGCCGCAGGAGAAGGGGAGCGCGACGATCACGACGCGGATCGTCGATCTCTTCTCGGCCTTCGAGCAGGTCCGGACGATCCAGACGAACCTCGCCTCGCACCAATCGCAGCCCGAGCAGGCGGCGGTCGCGGCGGGGGCGACGCTCGAGCACCTCTTCAAGTACGACACGTTCCACCAGTACGTCGCCGTCTTGCCCACGAAGCGGATCCAGTGGGGCGACACGATCTTTGTGATCGACGCCTCCCTGCCCTACCAGGAGCGCGGGGGTCTGGCGACCTCGGCGCAGCGGGGCCGGTAGGTGGCCGACCTCCTCAAGTCGCTCCTGATCGGCGGGGCCGAGATCGCCGCCGGCGTCGTGCTGGGCCCGGGCGGCTTCGGCGGCGCGACGGAGCTCTTCTCCGGCGCGTTCGCGGCCTCGAAATCACTGGTGGAGATGGGGGTCTCGACCGAGCTCGGGGCGCTCCTCCGCGGGATCGCACAGCCGCCGTTCCTCCACCAGAACCGGGACCAGGTCGTCACGTCGTCGGTCGCGCACCTGCCGGTCCCCTACGGGAAGAGCCGGCTCGCCGTCCACCTGACCTACGTCACGGCCGAGGGCGGGAACAAGTGGCTGTGGTACGTCGGCGAGATCGGCGTCGGCGAGATCGGCGGGCTCGACGAGATTTATGTCGACAACAATCTCGCGGTCGAGGCCGACGGGACGATCCGGCCCAACCAGCCGGGATGGCTCGGCGCGTCGAGCGTGCCGCTGGGCGCGGACAACCTCGTCCACGTGACGACCGGCTTCGCGGCGCACGACTACGCGCCTGGCGACAACATCGACGTCGAATACCGGGACCTCGCCTTCAACACCAAGATCCACTCGTGGGTCGTCTACGAAGTCCAGGACGACCACAACTTCACGCTCCCGGCGTACGCCGACCCGGCCTACTCTGACCCCGGATACTCGATCGACCGGGTCCGGAGGAACACGCCCGGCTATCAGGGCTTCCTCGGCTACGTCAAGTACGTCGGGTCGGATGACCAGGACCAGCACCTCGGCGGCTGGCAGGCGGGCGAGGACGAGGGCGGCGTCCCGATGTACGCCGGCTACGGGACGAACGCCCTGGTCGCGCGGTCCCCGGAGTGGGCGAAGGACGGAGGCCTCGCCGCGCCGTCGCCCATCGGCAAGGGGATCGCCTATCTCATCCTCAAGCTGAAGTGGGACTCGGCGCGGTTCCGGAGCTCGGTCCCGCAGGTCTCGGTCATCCTTCGGGGGAAGAAGGTCTACGATCCGCGGACCGCGGTCGCGATCGTCTCCTCGAGCGCGGCGAACCCGACGATCTTCGACGCCCCGGGGCACGGCCGGGCGACCGGCGACCTCGTCCGGGTGATCGGGCACACGGGCGCGACGCCGGATCTCAACGGGACGTATCGTGCGACGCGGATCGACGCGGACCACTTCTCGCTCCCGATCAACGTCTCGGTCGGCGGGAGCGGCGGGACGGTCGGGATCGTCGGCTACTCGGCGAACGCCGCGCTCTGCCAGCGCGACTTCCTCACGTCGCTCCGCTACGGGCGCGGCGCGCCGGACGCGATCGTCTTCGACTACGACCCGGCGCTCGGCCCGGTCGCCGGCGCGGTGCCCGGCTCGATCGCCGGCGAGGCGAACATGTGCGGCGACGGCCCCGACAACGAGACCGGCGCGGTCGTCTCGCAGCCGCAATGGGTCCCGGCCGATACAGCGCTCATGACCGCCGTCGACGTCTCGACCTCGACCAACAAGGTCCACGTCGTTGGCCACGGCTTCACGGCGGGGCAGGACGTCTACTTCTCGGATACGACGACGACGCCGCCGATCCTCGGCCGCCAGCGCGTGATCGCGACTGGGCTCGCGACGGACTACTTCGAGCTCGACGCCGGCATCCAGGCGGGCGGGGCCCCGACCGGGATCGCGGTCGTCTTCTCGGTCGGTGGCGCGCAGACGGGGGCGACGGTCGACAAGGCGCGGCAGCAGGAGACGTTCCGCTGCGACGGGATCGTCGATACGAGTCGTGGCGTCCGTGCGAATATGGAGCTCCTCCTCTCGCCGAGCCGGGCCGAGATCTTCTTCCAGGGCGGCCAGTACCGGCTCTTCACGCGGCGCGTCGTGACACCGACGACCTTCGCGCTCGGACCGGACAACGTCGTCGGCGACGTCCGGACGACGATGCCCGGCGGCACGCGCTCGCCCAACGTCCTCCGGGTCTCGTTCATCGACCGGGCCAACAACTGGCGGCCGAACTCCTTCGTGTACCCGCCGATCGACGCGACGAACCCCTACCTCGCCGCGGACGCGGGGCTCAAGTACGAGAAGCCGCTCGAGCTCCCGTTTACGAACGATAGGCATATGGCCGAACAGCTCGCGATGGTCTGGCTCAAGGAGGGCCGGAACGGGCGCTCGGCGGTCGTGACCGCGAAGGAGGCCGCGCTCGTCCTCGGCTTCGGCGACGTCGTCCCGCTGACCTACGATACGCCGGGCTGGGTCGGGAAGGACTTCTGGGTCCGCAAGGTCCGGATCCTCGAATCGACCGAGGTCGGGCTCGCCCTCCTCGAGTACAATCCGCTGGCGTACTCCTACGACCCGGTCCTCTCGTGTCCGAAACTCCTCGACTCGGCGCTCGTCAATCCGTTCACGCCGCCCGACCCGCCGACGGCCCTTGCCCTCTCGACGGGGACGAGCGATCCGCGCATCCTCGCCAAGTGGCAGGCGGCGGCCGACGCCCGCGTGGTCGATTACGAGGTCTGGGCGCAGCGCACCGTCTGCGGCGACCCCGCCGTCGCGCCCGACGCGACGTGGCGGCACTACGGCTACGTCAACGCGGGCCTCGCCGACGGCAGCGGGATCTTGAGCGCCTACCTCGCCGTCGCGGCGGACGGCGATACCTGGATCGTCCAGGTCCGGAGCGTGACCGAGATCGGGATGCCGAGCGATAGCGACTCGCCGTGGCAATGCGCGGCGACGATCGGCGTCAGCTTCTATAAGCCGGCCCCGTTCACCTACGCCGTCACGCACGATGCGTCCTCGGTGAGCTATCAGGTGACCTTCGGGGCGAAGTGCTACCGGGTGGAGGGCTATGTCCTGGAGAACGCCGCCTCCAGCGGCTATACGCCGACGCTGACGGACCTCGATCACAGCTTCACGCTCTACGCCAAGGACTTCCCGAGCGGAATTGCTGCGCAGCGGGTCGCGGGGACGGCGGGCGACTACCAGTACGCGGTCCTCGTCGGCTATACGGAGGACGGCGCGCGGGATATGCCCACGAGCGTCATCATCACGCAGATGGTCGCTTCGGGCAGTCCGCCGAGCGCCGCGCCGACCGGCCTCGCCCTCGGAACGGCAACGCAGACGACGCTGCCGATCACGTGGAACAATAACGGCGATCACCTCTCCGCGACCCGCGTCTGGCTCAACGGCGTGGTGATCCACACCGAAGCGCCCAATGGCGTGGACGCGCAGGGGTGGACGATCACGGGCCTGACGGCCTCAACCGGCTATCTGGTCGCCGTGGACCACTTCGTCAACGGCCAAGCCTCGGCGCTCGACGGACCGGTCTCGATGACGACGGCGAGCCCGGCGACGCTGACGAGCGTCGCCTTGGGCAACGAGCAGGCCGGCTCCGGGGCCCCCGCCTGCGATCCCCACAGTTGGGACATCGTACCGACCATCAGCGGCGACGACACGGACTACACCTACGACTTCTATGGCGAGATCGGGAGTGGCGGCTTCGCAGCCCTGGCCTTGGGGATCGCGGCCCCCGCGCCGACCTACACCTGGCAGGAGACGAACTATTACGACGACGCGGGCGGGAGCTCGCGGCAGTGG